ATATATACCAGTTAAATTACCTTCATTAATATTGCCATCAATATTTAAAGAATGAGTAGCAGATTCTTTTGGAATATCAGAGGTAGAAGATGAACTTATAATACCAGGTTGGAAACCTTTTAATTCTTCTAATTTTTTGCTCATATTAAGCTGTTGCTATATAAGTTTCAATATCACAAGATGCTGTATCAGATTGTACTTTAATAGTTGTTAAATCTGCTATTGAGCCTGTTGTTGCGCTTCCTGCTCCATTAGCATCAAACACATCAACAACACCACCTGACATATCAGCATTAAATATAAATGATTGACCTTTATCAACTTTTACAGCAAATTCATCGCTGTGTTCATTTACAAAAATCAAACATATATGATTAGTATCATCAAGATTAGTTATCCTTATGTACCTAACATTACCTTCAATATATTGACCAGCTCCTTCTGCTGATGCATGAAAAGTCATAATAGTCATTAAATCAGTTGTAGCAGTCATTAAACGTTTAACAACATTTTTAATACCAGTAACAGAGAATGAGTTTGTAGAACCCATGTCTTGTCCACCTAATACTATACCTTCTTGTATCTTTACAGTTAATGTGGCTGTCGAAAATGACCTAGCCATTGTCTTCCTCCTTATTATAATTACATTTTAAATTTTCTAAAACTTTTATTCTTTTTTCTAATTCTTCTACCTTTGTATCTAATTCGTTCTTATCAAATACATATGACATTATCTTATCCAACTTGAAATGTTTTACCATTTGAGTCGCAACTGTATTAATAAGTAACTTAGGAATTATCATTCGTATAAACCATAATTCTTAAATCTATTAAACTGTTCTGTTGTTATAGAGTCTTGAGGAAAAGTTAAATATCTAGTTATAGCATCGTGTCTTGCGTCAGTTCTAGTAAGATTTCTATCATAAGTTCCAGTACCTTGTCCAAAAT